TCATTCACTAAGTCTGTATCATCAGCAGACATCTTACGCTTGGACTTATCATTCCATGCAGTAGCAATGTACTCATTATAACTATCTACCCACTCCATGAAGTCAGCAAACGTAGTCTGATCATCTGATGTCAGGGCAATCGTGTTGTCCATATCAACAGATACTTCAGGGATATAAAAGCTACTACCATTTGGCAATGGCTTTTCTTCTGTACCAATAGTAAGCACATGTGAGATAGGTAGTAACCTCTGCTTATTAAAGGAGTTGTATGTGTCACCTAGTATCTTAAAGGCATCACGATTATCTATCTCCCATATGAAAGGTGTAGTGCCTACCTTAGTTTCTGCACCTGACTCATCTACAGGATCAACTAGATCAGCTAAACCAAACACAACACGTGTGCGCTTGATCTGTCTGATAAGATCCTGCTGTGCAGTAGGCAGTGCCTTGAAGTCTTTGATCCAACCACTAGGCTTACCACAGTTGAACCCACCATCGTTGTCTTTGAGATCGACATACAAGGACTCACCCATGACAGTCTTGACAAAACGATTAGGCACATTACCTGAACCTTTAATGAAACGCTTGTACATAAAGCGTTGTAAGAATGTACGTATCTTAATCTGTGGTGCGTACACAGTGCTACTGTCTGGTACTTCTAGCTTGAAGTGTCCACCTGACACCACCTCCATGTTTACCTTCTTACCTTTCAGTTCAGTCTCACCCATAATAGCTGAATGAGAGATACGTAGTCTAGCTAGATTGCTAGTCTGCTTACTCTTGTTACCAGCATCTGCTGTGATGCCCATTGCTTTAGCCATTTCGTCATAGTTGTTTGTATCTACAGTTGTTATTGACATGTGTTTTTCTCCTCACATAGTTTTTCAAAAGAGCATAGTTATACTACGCAACGTCCTTAATGTCAAGCCAATTATTACCTATTTTAGATTCTAATAATAAAGGTACATTAATATCAACACCTAGATGTTGTTTAATACATGTATCTAAATTGGTATTACAATCTTCAATAGCTGTTAAGACTTGTTCTTCTTCTTCTGGATGTACATCAATAACAATACTATCATGTACTGTGTTGACAATACAGGACTTTTTACCTTTCAATAAAGTCTCTATCCATATTAATGCTACAGGTACAATGTCTGCTGTAGCAAATGATTGCACAGGATAGTTCTTGATCTGTGTAAAATAACTGATCCTACCACGTGCATTTCTTTGTACATCAGGAAAAGAAAACTCCCTACCTGATGGTGTTGTAATCTTGCCTGTGTTAAGTGCTTCTTTGGCAAGAGTGTTATGCCAGTTAGCAATACCCTTGTACTTCTCATTGAAGTGGGTGTAGTAGGTAGCTTCTGCTTTAGATCTACCATATCCACTAGCCCCATATAGAGGAGCAAAGGTATGTGCTTTGGCATCTTGTCTGGACATAACCTGCCCAGCATCTGTAATGATCTTGGCTGTGTAGGAATGCACATCAAAACCATCTGTTACTTCCCTGATAGCTACAGGATCTTGAGATAGGTACGCAGCTACACGAAACTCTAGCTGTGCAAAGTCAGCTTCAAGTATCTTGCCTCCATTGAATCTCGATACGAATACACGCTTGACCGGGAACGTACCTCCACGTGGCATGTTCTGCATGTTAGGCTCTTTCCCACTTAGCCTACCAGTAGATGTCATGTGTTGGTTGAGTCTTACGTGTAACTTACCATCAGCTTTCACATTGTTAGCTATCCCACCAACGAATGAGGATAGATAAGTATCCAATGCAGATAGCCTTTGTACCTTCTCAAGAAACTCTAGTGCATCAGTCATGCCTTTAGTTCTCGCTGAGTTTGCTAGTAGCTCTAGGTTCTTTCTGTTAGTAGAGAACCCATTAGCTGTAGCCCACTTAGCATTGGGAGCATTAAACTTTAAACCACCAACAATACTAGTAGGAATAACATGATACCCATTGCCATCGCACGAGTTACACTTTGACAGTTTGGCGTATGGTGTTCCATCCTTTTTCTCCTTTCTTATTTTACCTGACCCATAGCAATCGGCACACCGCTTTACATGTGACTTGTACACTATGTCAGTTTCTTCCCTGACCAATTGTTTAAAAGCAGTCTGCCCCATATATGGATCGAACTTATTTATCCAAACTGTTTTATCTACAGGCTTACGGCTGTATATCAGAGTGGATAGTTGTTCTGGACTGCTTAAGTTTAATGGTACATCCCCCATTAATTCCCTTACTTTAGTTTCTAAGTATGATAGTACCTCCTTTCTTTCTTCTTCAAATGCAATACGTACACCTTCAAGTGCCGTAATGTCTACGTTAAAACCTCTCGTGTAGATCTTAGCTAATGCAATAACCATCTCATTAGTTAGCTGCACTACATTGTGCATACCACTAGCCTCTGTACCTACTAGCTTGATACGCAATTCATGTGCCAGTTGCTGTGTTGCATGTAGGTCAGCACTTAGATACTCAGCTAACTCAGCATGTGGTACGTCACGTACTGATACACCCTGCTTGAGATAAGCCTTGAGTGTGTCCTGTTTCTTAGTGTCCAGATCATAGCGTTGTGCACATGCTTCTAAGGACAGAGGTTGCTTGATACCACGTAGTATCAGGTACTCCATCATCATTGTGTCAAACACTGCTCCATTGTAGGTAAAGCCTGACTCCCATAACCACACTAAATCATGGCCTATGTTGTGACCAATCAGTACAGTAGCCTGATCTAACTTGCTCTGTACAATAGCATGACCATTAGGAGTAGCCTCTACTTCACTGTGATCAAACGTAACGATGTCTTCATTGCCTTGATCATCCAGCATACCCACCATAACAAGTGTGTTCTCTGGCTCGAAAGGATCTAGCTGTAGCTTACCTTCACGTTTGATTACTGTGTTTTCTACATCAAGAGTCAGTTTCACTTTTCTCTCCTTTAGGAATTTCTACAAAGTTAAAGTTAGAACTAAACGATCTGCGCTCACCTTTAGTATAGAAAGGATACACACAATGGAACAACTCACTAGGAAATACATAGAAGTCTCCCACTTGTGGTCTTACCATAAAGTTTGTAGCACTGTAGCTACCTGCACTACCAGATATAAATTGTATGTGTCCATGAGAAGGATGATGATCTTTGTAGTCCTCTTCCCATTCTTTCTCGATACCTTCAGGTAATTTCAGATACCCAACACAGGACATACGACATCCTGTATGTAGGTGTACTGGATTGTACTCATGTTCAAACTGTCTGACTAACCAACCAGATACGAACTGCATACTATACTCAAAGTTATCTGTATTTAATCTGTTTCTACCATATGAGTTTCGTATAGTAGCTGTCTGATTGTACCTGCCTATAAAGTCTTTGACTTCATTCAAGAACAAGTCTCTCATTGCTTCATTGAAGTGTAGCTCCTGACCTACCTTACCTACCAGATTATCTGAGTAGTCTTGTAGATCAGGTTCTTCTTCATAGAAACTATTCATGTTCTTTACAAACTCAGGACTTAGTTTCTTGTAGCCCATGACAGGACCAAATGGAAAGAAGATCTGCTCATCTGCATCCTTCTTAGGTGTGAATATATTAACCATGTTTAACCTCCTTATGCTGAAAACAATGCTGTCTTATAATCAAACTCACAAGTTACCATACCATGCCAACCTGTCAACTTATTTTTCGCAATGTTAATATGTCTCTGTGTATCTTCCTCAGTCTGGTTCTCTGTTGGTGGGTTTCTTGCAATCAGGAGCATGAGGTCAGCTTCAGCTGCCTTGCCTGTCTTGGAACCTTCCATCATAGATTGATTAAGTACTACTCTACCTTCAGCTTCAGCAGATAACTGTGACATATAGAACACAGCACACTCCTGTTGCTTTGCTATCTGCCTAGCGTACATGACATTCTGTTTGAGTGTCTCATGTATACTGGCAGAGTTAGCTGTGGATGTAAACTTGTCACCCATATCTAGCATGATGATGTCAGGCTTGTAGTACTTACATACTGACTCCACCCATGCCATGTCTTTCTCTGTACTGTCCTTGAACTTCAGGTGACGAGACTTCGATTTGTAAGTAGCTAGATGCCTAGCCTTATCCTTACGTATGCCTACTGAGTCTGTGCCTACTGCACATGTCAGATACCTGTGGCCTACACGAGTAGGTGTTTCTTCATTACAGAGCACAATAACTTTAGCACCCTGATCTGCGAAACCATCTGGCCCCATAACCAAACTGGCATGGAAGCTAGTCTTACCTGTGTTAGACCTAGCACCTATCTCAATAAGCTGACCTGCATTCACGCCCGGAACCTTACGTGCAAGGCTAGGTATGTTGAAGGTCCACTTGCTTTGTAAGTCACCCTCGTCTAGTATCCTGTCCATGTTCATGTCTTCCCACTGCACCTGTAACTTAGGTATGAAGTCATCACCATGCACCTCAAGCAGATTACGTAGTGGCTGTAGACTTTTGAGTGATCCATTAACAAAGTCGAAACCTAAGTTAGCAACCTCTTCACCAATCACCTGCTGAAATAACTTAGATAGTACCTCTTGTGCTATGTCCTTACCCATAGGCTGTTGTGTTTTAATCTGACCAAACAAAGCAGAGTACTGTTGCTTCTGTGCTGTAGTCAGTGTTGGATTGTCTGATAAAAAAAGTGCCTCAACTTCATCTGGTGAGACACTGCGATCATAGTCATCCATTGCTTTATCTATTACACGTTTAACTTTCTGTATGTCCTTGCTGAATAGTTTCATAGGGCAACGTGAACCCCTGTGTTCCTCGTAGAATTGCTTCTCCATAAGGCTTCGTATAAGTGAAAGTTCCATAGCTCATCCTTTCATAGTTCATTAAGAGCGTCCATATCTTTCTTGTGTCTATACTTTATATCGTCCTGTAGACGTAGGACTTTTACATTATCAACTACACTTCGTAACTCCTTTGCTATTGCTAAAGTTTTCTTTGATGCATCAGGATCTAATGCTACTACTGCTGTAGAGAACTGCGCTAGGTATTGCCTCTGTTCGTTGGACATGGAGGTTCCCATTAAAGCTACCCCTGTATGTCGATCTCCTCCAACAACTGCTGCACTAACGCAATCCTCTACAACAACAGCTACCTTACCACAACCATGTACATAAGGCAACCCACTATTTCCATATCGCTTCCACTTAGGTATCCGCTTACCCAATGCCCTGCCTGTAGCGTCAACTGTAATACCATTGTGTACTACAGGAAACACAACACGATGCTCACGTATATCGTACATCAGACCATGCTCTACTACATCAAGACCCCACTCACTTGCATACTCATAGACAGAGGCATCAGTAGGTACAGGCACTGGCACTACATACATAGGCATATCAAAGCTAGTGTCCTTTACCTTTACTATTTTGTTTAGCTTATCCTGTATAGCAGTGGCAGACATGCTTACCCTATTAGCACCACTGATACTACACCCTGCCTTGTAACAGTTCCACAGTAGCTGTCCATTTAGATTGGACACAGTGAATGTCCTACGTCCTTTACATTCAGGACAATCCATACGTACAGAACTACCATCAGTGATGTCTAAGCCTGTGAGATATTCAAGCATTTACTTTCTTCTCCAGTTCGTAATAAAAATCTGCAACTTGGTATAGCTCCTTAAGTGTGGCTGAACTTTTCATGGCATTAGCTTTAGAAGAAACAATCACTATATTATCTTTATGGTATCCTTTGTTATTATCGATTCTATCTATAGACATACTAAATTCATTTAAACCTCTACCAAATAAAAATTTAGTTCCAAACACAGGGCATCTTAAATCTTTTGGTATCAATTCCAGTAGTTCTTCAGTTGTTAAACTGCAATTTTTTTCTATCTTTTTACCTCTTGCTTGGCATCCAAGTATTTTTTTATTTAAAAATGAGTAGGTTAAATCAGAGTGTTTTTTAATGTTACGTATCTTTTCCTGCCGTTTGGCATTTGCTTCTTCTCCATGTTCTGCGTAGTATTGTTTCCTGTATTCTAATAACCTTTCTTTGTTTTTCTCATAGTGCTTTTTCCTACGCAACATTACTTTTTCTTTGTTGTTTTTAGTGTATTCTTCTACTTTTGCTAATATACTCTCTCTATTTTTAGCATAATATTTTTTATGATATTCTACTTTATCAAATGGCATATCATTCCTCCTTAAACTGTTGTCGTGCTGTCAGCGCACTGTTAGCACTAAGATAAGTATTCTTTATGTAAGGCTTCACCGATTGTGGATTAGCATGACCTGTCACTGACATGATCTGTGGCAATGGCACACCTGCCTCTACCATTTCAGTTGTACCAGTTCTTCGCAGATCCATCAAGCGTAATTCATCTGGCAGTTTAGCCTGTCGCATTATCTTCCTACCTATCTTGGACAATCGTTCCATTGAGAATGGCTTGTATTCACCACCATACGGTGTAGGCATAGGTGCTACATATTTCTGGAAGTCAAAGTCCTGTCGTTGTTCTGTAAGCATATCGAGTAGCTCATCTGATATGGGTAGCTGTACCTCTGCACCACGCTTGGACTGTAGCAGTCTTAGTCTACGTGTATTGAAGTCAATACTATCCCATGTCAGCATACGCATGTCACCTACACGTTGACACCACTCATAGGCCATCTGCACTATCAGTCCTACATTACGATACACAAAGTCACCATAAGCTACGTCAAGAAACTGACGCACCTGATCCTGTGTCCATACTGTGTTACGTGCAACAGGTGATAGCTTCCTTACTAGCGTGAATGGATTATTCTTAACGTACTCCATATCCTGACCATGCCTATACACAATGCCAGCTACTGCTGCCACATGATTAGCTAGGTGTATGCCTCGTGTAACCCATTCTTCATACGCCATCCTTGCGTCCTTACCTGATACAACAGATGCAGTTGTTTCACCTAACGTGTCTGTCAATATCTTTAAGAACCTAGTGTAGTCTAACTTTGTTTGATCACGTAAGCGATTAAACTCAGATGACTGTAAGTATAGCTTGACCAACTTCTTTAGTGGTATCGCTCTCATTGTTATTCCTCCTAGTATCCATTTGGAATTATAATATAGTGTATCCCAAGAACTATGCCGACACTAGCACCTAACCCTATCATCATTTTAAAGAAGTCTTTACCTACCAATGGAAATACTTTCTTAAAACTTTCTTTGTTAGTTAGTGTAGCTATAGCTAGTTCCCTTCCTGTTAGTAGTCCTACAAATACCCAAGTGGTACTCATTGGAATATTATTAAGTTCTTTAAAGAACCATAGCACTACAAAATAAAACATGTCAATAAGACATGCACTTCTTACATAACGTGTGTGTTTCTTTTCTAGTACAATACTCTGTATTCTACCTCCTCTTTCATGGAAGACCCATGCTAATCCTAATACAAATACAGTACTAATTATTACCATGAGATCTACAGGTACAGTGCGAGGTAGGAACACTGCAATGTTTGCTATGTCATGTGATAGCCATGTCCACCACAGAAAACCTGTAGCTGTCCATTGTCCTATGTGCCAGTATCTTTTGTGTTCTTCCTTAACAGGAGTGCTCTCATCAAAGTACTTCGTTATGGCAAACCAGATAGCATAGGCTGCTACACCTGCTACTGCATAACCCATCATGGATTTCATTAACATTTTCTCTAGTACAAACGTACTAGCAAAAGCAGATAACACTAGGAAACTGGTAGAGACAGGCACTCCTATCCTAGTTAGTAGCAGTAGCAAAGCAGGTGCTGTTGCATGATACCATTGTACTTCTTGAAAGGGTATCTTAGTTAATCTTCCATAACTTATGTCTCCACCATTTATGTACCACCCATACCACAACGTAGCAAGTAACACAGAGGATGCTGATACCCATAGTGTTTTCCAATTAAACTTTTCATTATTGGATGCTATCCAAGTACCCAATGTTTGTACAGAGTCGTTTGCTATCACAGAGTAGGCAGCTAACAAGAATCCTATCCCCATCCATAATGTTACACTTTCCATATTTATCTCCTTATAGGATATATATCTTAGCTAAACTACTAGTGAGTGTGGCTAAAGCAAATGTGTTGATAAAGATCAACGCCCTATCATTCCATAGCATACCTACCCACAACCAACCTGCAATACCTATTGCATGAAAGATTAGGTTGATAGGAAAGATATTGTTAGCAGTAAGTACCATACCAATCATAAGTAGCAGACTTGCTACCCATTTTATGTACCAATCAAATGTGTACAGTGGGGTTTTAGTTATTGTTCTTGTTCCTTCATGGTCATCTAACATAATGTATATCCTTTATTAAGTAAAGTTACCACTCACTCTGTTCCACTCGACAGACTTAGGTGTACGTTGTGCGTGTCGCACTACTTTCATAAGCGTAGTTATAGGTATCTTGTGCATGGAAGCAACCACTGATGCATGTTGCTCACCATAATCAGGATCGTGATGGGCTGCATTCCATACCATTTCAAAGATACTATTACTGTACATCTTATCGTCTACCATACCTTCTTCTTTTTCTTTAGTGTACTACCATCACCATTAGCCATGATCTCACCTGTACCACCATTGTCTACACCACATAGCAAGGTAGGGTTTTGTGTACGTATGATACTGGCAGTCCATTCACCTGTCTTACTGTTAAAGTGTATCAGTGTGACATGTCCTCTTGTAGATATACCTCTAAATACTAACTCCTCATTATGAACATGCTCTAAATATTTTATAGCCTTGTCCCTGTCTCTACATGGTGCAGGGTTCTGGGCATATGCAGTGAGAGGTAGCACTACCGTTAGCACTACCATATATAGTATCTTAGTAAGTTTATTAGTGAACATATTGTATCTCCTTTATAAATTCTAATTCCACTCGTGAGTGTGGATAATCTTCACGTGCATGGTCAAGTGCATAGTGTACTAACTTAGGTATGGTATCTAATTGTAATGCCTCCACCATATTGTGCGACACATCTACCATGTACTCTAGTTCATCTACCTCCTCATTATGAGGTAGCTCTACCAGTACACACACTTCATATCTGGGCATCTCGTTCTCCTTTCAAAAGATAATGGCTACTAACAAGCCTACTAATAGGTATATGATTTCCCACTCCATGTCAAGCTGCAATCCACTCTGGTACAGGTCTACCTGTCCACTGTAGTATGTGCGCTTTGTCTTTGCGGTAGTATGCACGATACGCTTCCACATAATCGTCACACTTGAACTCATCTGGCATACACTGTGGTGGTGGTTTATGTTCTCTATGTTGATCTTCACGCCATACCATGTGAACAAGCGCATCATTTATTTCTTCTAATACTTTAGCACTCTTGTGGACTTTACCATATCTACGTGTATACTCTTTACCTATCGCAAGCCCATGTGTTACAGCCCATGCAAAGTTAGACACACCATCTCTAACCCACACAGTCATGGGATGATTAATGTATGCAGCTTTATACACGTGTTTCATGTGCCTAGCTCGATCCCACTCATGCATAGCAGTACTACACATCTGTGCAGTCTCCAACACCATCTTAACTACGTGCTTGTCACATAGTTGCTGTGCTGATTTGATTGGGCATTTGTCTATAAAAAATAAGTTCATGTTACATTTCCTTTTCTTGCCATTTCAATTTTAGTTGATGCATCTATTGATCCTATCTCACCACCTAGTCCTGCATACCCAGCCAGATCTGTCCAACTATCTATGTGACTAGGTGTCTTTACTAAACGTGCTATCTTAACCCATGACATACACAGTATGACATCCTCTCGTGTTATATGCTTGTCTAATATAACACTCCATCCTCTAGCTATGTCATTGAAGTTATCAAAGGCATTGCCATACTCTTTGTCTCTGTCTCCTGTAACTAAGGCTTTAGCATTGTCTAGTATAGTGTCTCTACCTATCATGTCTTACTCCTATCTATAAAATATATGATCTTCTATTGTTGTAATGTACTCTCTATTCCATGCTGGGCTAACGTCCACTGAATGATAGAAGGTAGCCCCATCTACTACATTGATTGTTAAACCATATGAATAGTATACCTCCTCTGCTATAGACACTGCCCTGTTCCATGCACGTTGGTCTTTAGGTACATCGGGCTTACCATCACAGTACCAACTGAACTGGCATCTGTTCCTGATGGGATAGTCCTGCTTCCAACTGTATGTTGGCCCTTCACGTATGACATCACACACTGTGTCAGGCCATGCAGGATGGTGCACCCTGTTCAGTACGACATAGGCCACAGCCATCTGCCCCACTGTAGGTTGATCACGTGCCTCAAAGTAAATGTTCTGGGCAAGGCACGTAATCGTAGCACCCACTGCAAGTATACTAGCGTCCAGCATTTCTGCCTTTCCTACCTCTAGCATTATCTAGTAGTGTCTGCACATCTTCCTCCTCTTGTTGGTGTAGGCAAGGTGGTACTTTACCTTTCCTATGGTTAAAGAATACATAGCTAGGCTCACCTTGCAGGTTCATCCTACGTTGATACTGTACAGGGCATTTGTCTAGCCATTCATAGAACTCTGCCTGTGTTTGTATGTCCCACTGCTGACCCATGTCAGGCAGCCATCTCTAAAAATGATGGGTGTTCTACCCACTTGGCTACCTCTAGGTTGCGATTAAACTGACGCTGTACCTGAGTATCGTTGTTGGTCTTACGAAACTCAAACCTGTCACTGTGAGTAGCGTACTGTGTCATAGCTGAGTACACAGCCCACATGTTATTGCCACGCACATTAGTTTCCTGTAGCACAGAACTAAACATCTTTTCTGCTTTACGTTTAGGCATCATGGACTCAAGCATACTGTCGATCTGATCAAGGTGTACCTCCTTCTCAGCCAGTCTCTGACACCATGCGTTGTGCTCACTGTACCCTGCAATCATACCACCTGCCTTATCAGCAAAGGTAGACAGGTCAAAGTTCTTTGTGTTTCTTTTCTTCAACACAGAGTAGTCACCTGTTACCATGCCATTCGTACAGAAGAAATCTATCAGCCCACCTACAAAGTTGTTAGACGTACTGCCATTAACACTGTGCCAGTAGTTCAACTGCATAGCTGTCTCTGTCTTATGCTTCTTAGTTTCAACCACACCTTTGAGGTCAGGGAAGGTAACTGTTTCCAATGCCCATGCCCCATTACCTGCTGTCCTAGTCTTGATGTCATACTTCTCAGGTTGCAGTGTGTTCATCCACTGCTCACGCATCTTACCAAAGTAATCTGGGTGTGACGTACCAGTATAGGTACTGTTGACCATGCCGATACATTCATCTGTGTCAGTACGAATAACATACTTGTGTTTGTCTGATCTCTCTGTAGTTACATAGTCTACGTCAAACTCTGCATGTCCATATGTGTTCATCATGTTACTGTCCAATCTGTTGTGTTTGTTGTTTTGCTCTACGTAACTTACGCCTCTCGCGTTTCCAATCGTCACGTTTAGGTTTCGGTGTTGTTAATTTTGTTATACGCATCTTTTGATATTGTGACTGAGACTGCATCCTCTCGTCCTTTCTTTCTGTTATATGAACCTTTACCCTTCTTACTAGGTATGACCTGAGTACGGGGGCGATTACGAGCTACTGCCTTTGCTACTGGGTTTACTCTACGTATTCTCATAATCACCATCCCTATACTCAGATCACTTAATTACTAGGCAACAAACCTACCTGTTCTACCATCACGTACACCTTGCACCATGTCTTTGTGGATGAAAGGAATACTTCTACCTTTGTACACCTGATACAACCTACCTCGTGTATCACCACCTGATGCAGTAGCTTTGTTGTCTGCTTCCACTATGCTTCTAGCGTTAGTGATACGGTTTACTCTTACGATAAGTGTTGATGTTGTAGCCATTTTAAAAATCTCCTATGTTAATTATATGATTAATATATTATTGTTTGTTAATAGTGTCAAGTAGTAATATCAATGTGCTTGCCTAGCCCCTCCTTCGATGGTTGTACAGTGTCCTTCTTTTCCAGTGGTACAGGTGCTCCTGTCTCCACTTTATGTGCATGACTGATCTTGTCCTTATGTCTCAGTACATTGCTGATCGTGTCATATGCCAGTGAACTGTTACCTATGTGATCTATAGTCATTATAATAATCCTTTCAGTATATGGGCTATCACATCCACAGTGAAGCCATTGCCACATATTTTGTAGCGTTGTGTATTGGACACGCCCTCTGTGTATCCATCGCTCAGTGTCTGTAATCGTTCACACTCAAGAGGTGACAGCTTACGCCAACTCATACCTTCTGTGTACACCTTTGGTTCACGATGACCACCACCCATAGTGGTAAGTGTAGGTGCTTTGCCTTCTCTGTGATAGACACGCTTCAAGCTGTCGATACCTTTCAGGTTAGCCTCACCGACATGGCACAGGCCATCCTTACTGAATACCAGTTGCCTTCTGTGCTTTTCAAAGTATGTCTTGAGATTACCACCCTTCCAGTAGTTAGCGTCAAGGCAGAAAGACTTATCCCTATCCACACAACCATCCTCTAGTATGTCCTTAAGCATGATGCCTTTGTCCTCTGGTAGACCTGACTGTGGTATGTTAGTCCAGTATAGTCTACGTCTGTTCTGTGCTGATACAAGACTGCTGTTAATCTCGATAGGTTCCACACCTAGATGCTGACTGATGACATCCTGATACTCCTGTTTCATAGGTACATTCTCAAACAGAAACCACTTAGGTTTGAGTAGATTTTTGATACGTACTATCTCCCAAAAAACCTGACCACGTGGATCGTCAAAGCCCTTACCTTTACCTGCCACAGAAAATGAGGGGCAAGGAAACCCACCTGCCATAAAGTCTATGGGATCACCATTGAATGAGTGCAGGTCTACATTGTGGATGTCACCCAACTGCTGTGTGTCTGACCAGTTCTTCTGTGTCACCTTGATAGCCCACTTGTCTAGCTCACTGGCATAGTACCTGTATGTTGGTGCTAGTACACCTGCCCTGACCATAGCTTCCTGTAGCATAGATCCACCATCACATGCTGAAAATACTGTATTAATCATTTTGCTTTCACCTCGCTCCAACCATTAAACCTAGTCCATGCTATATCAATAGCTTCTTCTTCTGTATAGCCCTCTGCTATGAGGTCATCAACTATGTCCTCTAGTTGGCTTGCTATCTGTGGATGTAAACTCATTGTATTTCCTCCGATGTTAGGTCCAATGTTGGACTTAGTGAGATGATAAGTGAACTGTCACTCGCTTGCCTATGGTAGTCTGACTGAAACATCCTGCCTTACATACAGCACAATGTCCAGACATTTTCTTCCATGTCTTAGGACACTTGAACGCCTCACCTTTCTCTGCGTACTTTGTATCATCACCAAAGTACATGATGTTCCAACCATCATCAATCAAACTGTCCTCCTCATCCTGTGTATTAGATGGATCAAGTGACGCATTGAGTGCTATGTTTGCGATAGGGAATAGCTCTATCTGGATTAGCTCACGTAGCAATGTGTTACGCCATGCTCTAGTCGGAACCCACCATACAGTTTCAGGTGTAGCTAATGCTATTTCTTTAACACGATAGACATCAGGTAAATCCTTGATAGCTTCGCCTCTAGTCATATGCCTAGCACGTTCAGTCTGCTTCTTCTTACGTGACAGATATAGACGCACAGCATCCCCTGATATCTGTTGCCACTCATGCTCACAGCGTTCATCACGTTTGCCCATGTTGGGATACATCCTATATAGCTTGACGTTATAGCAGTCTTCATCACAGAAACTAGTCCGATGATCACA